GGAAAATACGTACATAGTTTTCCGCTTTCTGCACTTGTCCTAAACATCCTCATTCATATCGACTTGAGATGTCTCTAGGTGCGAGCTCGCAGAAAGTGGCTTATGCCAACTTGTACGCTAATATTGGAAGTGATAAACTATCTGAAGTTAGGGACGAGAAAGCTAAAATAGTCGCTAGTATTGAATCTTACGCTAATAATCTATTTGATTATTTCGTAAGCGACGATGTTTACGACTTTTTAGTTTCAAAGGGCTTGCCCTTATCTATAAACTGCTTCAGGACCCATAGTCATCCAATATCAAAAATGATAGAAAACCATTTTCTTTTCAATGTTATTGCGCATCACATGACTGATAAGACCACGTTTGTAAGCTTGAAAGAGGACAAATTGGATAGCATCAAGTCACGAAAGAAGGGCTTTAAAGGAAATCCAAACGTTCTTAACAGGCTCATCCACGCCAAGGATGTATTGAGGTACAGAGACCCCTTAAAATGCTTAGATTTTTCACACAGCAAAGAAGTAGTGAATGATCTGAGACATGCAAGGAGGGTCATTGTACATGATGAGATTCACTACTGGGATTTGGGTGAATTTCAAAAATTTTTAGGACTACTGCAAGGGGATCTGGTGTACTCTGTGATATATCCTGCTGAACTCCAGGCAGGTTACACATTCTCCCTCAACCCCACCCTCTACGAGTTCAGAATAGATAGCTCCGGGAAATTTTTCACTTGGGCTCCAGATGGTGTAATGAGTTGTAGTTACAGGCAACCAATCATGGATTGGCTCTTAACTACAAACAAAACGGTGGATTGTACAGGCAGAACTTGGACTCTATCCAAGTTGGAGACCATAGGTTCACACCACATGTTCTTGTGTACGCTTGGTGATCTTGTGACTGAGGAGGAGGCAGTCTATACTGACTACACTCTCGTGGACCCTAAATTGATTGGGAATATTGAGCTCAAACTTCCAAGGATCAGGGCTGAATTCATGAGGAAGACCTTGCATTACCTGATGGCTCTCAAGAAACCGGACTCTGCATCAGCAGTGAGTAAGTTAAGGCAATTGTGCAAGGGTGATGAGAACGCTGATGAGCTCATATTCAGTGGAGCCATAGCGAAGGAAATAGCTGACTCAAAGTACTTCACTGAAGTAGGGGGCTTTCTAGACATGAGAAAGTACCTTAATGTGAGTTTCGCTAGAATGTTCGGTGTCAAGGCCGAATATCTTTTGTCAAGGAAGTGGTTCCAGTTGGATACGTTAACAGAAACCATAAAACTCATGGTCCCTGTTGAGGTAAGAATTAAAATGGGAATGAGAGGAGCCGTGGACCGCTCAGGGCTCTACAGGAGTGTGAAGTACATGGGTAGCCTCAAGGATCGACTGGAGCACAAGGGTATCTCAATGAATGTGGATGAACTGCTTGATGCTGTGCCTGATAGAAAACCGCGCCCTTACTCAATGATCTTTGAAGATGGGTCTGGTATGATGGAAGTCGGTGATCCTCGAGCCGAATTGGAGGAATTCAAGGGTAAGTTAGGGAATGCTAAGGTGGAAGATCAAAAGATGGTGTTCTTCAAATCAAAACCATCTTGGGGTGGCAATTTCTGCTACCAGGAGGTGGCCAAAAACATCTACATCAAGGTGTACCTGATTTGCAACCCACCTTTACATGAGCTTCTCTTGGATGGGATGATAACACTTGAGGAGTACAAAAAGATGGTTGGGGACAACCCTGTGGTTGAAGAAATGTCAGTGGACCCTCAGGAGGAGGTGAAGGAGGTTGAAGCCAATGAGACAAAAGGGGCCAGCCTTGAGAAGCTTGGTGAGGTAAAGAAGAACATATGCCTTATCAAACCAATCGCTGATCACTTTGGAATGAACCCAGAAATCTTGATTGCAAAAGTGAGCTCTGAGGTACCAAATTTCACACGCTATCTCACTGATAAGGGTTTGAGTCTTCCGGGTTTCTACATGTTGTGCAAGAACATGAAGCTAACGCTCAGCTTGTTCTCCGACAATGGGTTTTTGCACATTGATGGTGATTATAAACCTCTGGGCATATGCATCAAGGGTGATCATGCTACACCAGCGAGGTATGTGAAGGCAAAGAATGACCCTTCTCTGGCGGTGGCCGTAAATAGTGGCATAGGCAGAATGAGGATTGAAGTTTTCTCAGACGTCGCCACTGACCTGAAGCATTCTTTTGAGAAAGGTTTTACCGGTCTCACTCTCAATGACATTCAGGGCAAATGGGCAGGTAATGTACCAAAAGGTAAGAGCGCCAGTCTGGAGGTTAGTACCTGTTTTGGCTTTGCAGGTTCTGGTAAGACTAGCTGCTTAACCCAAATGCTGAAGATGGGTCTTGGCCTTGAAGTGGTGGTGGTGAGCCCTAGGAGAGCTCTTGCTGAAGAGTGGAAGAAAGAGCTTATTGATACCGATGTTAAGGTCTTCACTTTTGAGAATTTCTTCAGCAAGTACTCAAACAAGGTTGACCTTCTGATACTAGACGAGTCACCTTTGCTACCTCCGGGTTACATTGATCTGGTTCATTATACGAAAGAAGTGGATCACATTGTTGTGCTGGGTGATCCACTTCAAACAAGTTATCATGCTGAATCAGATGCTTTGACCTTGGCTGAAGTTGAGAAGGACATCTTCAAGCGGTTAAAGCCGAGCGGTGAGGGTTTGTGTCCATGTGGTCTCCAGGTGCCAGTGAAGGTTTATACCGGGCCTGATCCTATGTTGGACTTCTCAAATGGGGATAAGTTGAAGGGAAGATCAGCATTGTTCTTTAGTAGAAATGGTGATGGTTACAAGTATAATGGAGGTTCCCATGAATCCAGGGGGTGGCCTAGTGTGCTAAATATGGTCATTGATGCCTGCGGTTATAACGCAGATTCTTTTGACCATTGTTTGGCGCAACTTTATGAAGGTGGTAGTAAATTGGCTGCACATTCAGATGATGAACCAGTGTACCCGATCCTGAATCCAATTTTGACCGTCCAATTGAGTGGGGTGGGTTCATTTGGGTTAAGCTGCAGAAAAGGTGACACAAGCATGCAGCTCAAAGGTGGTGCATTCTTTCTAATGCCAAATGGGTGTCAGAAAACCCACAAACACTCCGTGAGAGCTCTGACTGCTAGAGTGAGTTTAACCTTCCGCTCAACAAAAGTGCTGGATCTTCCCACAGAATCGGTCAAGAGAGTACCATACATGCTGTTCACCAACAGATTGTCTAGTGAACAAAAGATTCTCGGGGTGAAGGCATATGGTTATGGTTCTTTCAGAACAAGGGAGGTGAGCAAGTTGGACAAGGAAATGCTCACTCTGTGTTTCAGCAGAAAGACTGTCGAGGAGATGGGATCTAAGCTCAACATCTACACTGTGGGTCAGGCTCAAGGGCTATCTAGGGATTACGTGCAGCTCTACTTTGATTCAGGGGCATTGAAAACCACTGATGAAACAGTAATAACTGCACTCACAAGAGCAAGGAAAGGAATTGACATCTTCTACAAGGTGAAGAAGGAAGATCTTAAGAAGTGCACATCAAATGCTTTGAAAGAGTTTCTAACTAAAGGGGCGGTATCAGCTGAAACCATCACTAAGGGTGTGTTAAGCAAATTGGAAGGGGCCCAACTCTTGCTCGAGAATGTGTACATAGGCAATGAGATGGAGAATATAGAAATGAAACTCGCAGGGGATCCAGGGCTGAAAGCAATGCTAACAATTCTCGAGGATGAGGAGATGGAGTTGGAGGAGATGCAGCAAGAAAGTTGCAGAGAAGAAGGGAGAACTCACCTGGCATTAACCACCTTCTCTAATGAGCAATTCGCTTATGATCTGAAGGCCAAAGAGCATAGAGAGTTCTATCTTCATGGTACAGGTTTCTCCAAACAAATCAGAGATGACATACCTTCGGAATATCATGCAGGCCCCTGCGCACCATCCTCGATCTACCTCCATCACACTTCTGATGATGATGTGCTATTCTTCATGTCCATCCGTAAGAGGCTGCGCTTTGCTGATATGCAGAAGAATTATAAGAACTTCAGGATGAAGGAGAGTCTTGGTAAATCAATATTCTCTGAGTTCTTAAAAAGAGCTGCATTCATGAACTTTTACAATCTGCCGGAGGTGAGCGAAGTAGAAATGGAAATGGATTTCACGAGAAAGAGGATTGAGAAAAGTGCAAGCATCTTGGAGGCCCACAGTTATAGGTCAGACCCTGATTGGCCCAGTAATTATTTGAGGATCTTCATTAAGGCCCAAGATTGCACAAAAATGGAGAAGAGGGGTAGTGATGCTAAGGCTGGGCAGACGATCGCTTGCTTCGCTCATTCAGTCTTATGCAGGTTTGGGCCCTTGTTACGACGGACCGAGGCTCAATTGAGAAAGATTATACCAGAACATATTCTCGTTTTCTCTCAGAAGAGTTACGATGATCTTAACGACTGGTGTAAAACTTATTTCAATAGCTTTTGCGGGACGGACAGTGACTATGAGGCATTTGATAGATCTCAGGACGGTGCTATTCTGGCATTTGAGATCGAACTATTGAAACATTTTCAGTGGCCGGAGGAGATTATTGAGGAGTACAAAACTCTTAAATTGATGATGGGCTGTTCATTGGGTGATCTGGCTGTTATGAGGTTCTCTGGAGAGTTCGGGACCTTCTTTTTCAACACCATGTGCAATATGGCCTTTACCTTCTTGCGGTACAAGATAGGTCCATACCAGCCCCTGGCTTTCGCTGGGGATGATATGGTGGCCCCTGGTCAGTTGGTGGTGGATCAAGGTATGAGCTCAGTCTTGAATCAGCTCGAACTCAAGGCAAAGGTAAACTTCAGTAACAGTCCACTTTTCTGCGGGTGGCGAGTGAGCCCACATGGTATTGTGAAAGAACCAAATCTTTTACTCGATAGGTTGGAGATGAAACGCGCAGAAGGTAAGCTGGATGGGTGCATTGCAAATTATGCTTTGGAGGCGAGTTATGGTTATAGGTTATGCGAGCACCTTCATGAGCTGAACATAGATCTTGATGCTTTCCAGGAGCTCATCAGAAAGATTGTTATGCTTAAGCATAAGTTGCCAGCTTATGTAGCAAATATTTTCTCTGATGAGGGTGACCTGGTGAGTTCAGATGATGAATGAGGATGAGGTGGCTACGTATTTAGCTAATAGATTAGGTAGTCAGTGTAGTTTAGAGTCCGTGTGTGAATGGTACAACCGGTGGCTACTTGATGCTGTTCATCCACCTCTGGGGTTCTATGTTGTAGTTAGTTTCTTTGGTGACGAAAGCGTCTCAGAGAACCTAATTAACTACTTGAATCTTTTGGCTAGGGTGCAGGGTAAGGAATTGGTAAGGTTTACCACACAACAGGTTCAGAGGTCGGAGAGTAAGTTCTACTCAGCCAACATCAGGTTAGTTAAGGAGTTGTTCATCACGAACAACTTTTCAAACCCTAATTTGGTAGAGTTCTACAAGCTCTTGGGCTCTTGTTACCTAGATAGCTGTTATATTAGTACCGGTCTGGGTGGTACAACCTTAAAAAGTTCAACTTTAAATTCAATCAAATTGGATTTGACATTGGATGATATTAAGGGTGTGCTCAAAAGACTTACCGGGACTGTAGCAGTTATATAGTTGTGGTTAAGTTTACCCCTGGTGCTCTGAAAATGGATCGAACTGAAGTCAATGTCTTCAAGGTTAAAGGTTCAAGGCAAGGTGTTGGGAACTTCAAGGAAATGCGCTCAATTGTCGATAAGGACAAAGTGTATGATGAAGAAATGCTCGACAAGCTCTTCGGAAAATCAACGGTGCTCAAGAGCTCTGTCTGCTCTGAGGTTTTCGTGCACGAAGGGAAGGTCAACACCGAGATTGAACTGGTTGCTGAGGAGGTACTGGCAAATGTCAAAATCGAGGAAACACCATTCATGCATGTGGGTTGTGTCTGCATAGGTTTTATGAGTTTAGCTAGGTCTAACGTGGGTTCCTATAAGGTGATCATACAGGATGAGAGGCTGAAAGGTGACCATAAGAACATATGTGCTTTCAAGTTTGATGCCAGTGAGAAGGTGGCCGCTTTTGCTGACTTCCCGGACTATTGCATAGCTGTGGAGGATCTGGTTAACGGTTTCAAGCTCAAGGTACTGGTAATCTCTGATAATGCCATGTTTGAAGATACTGCACACCCTTTGGCCATCAATGTTGTTGGAATTTGCAGATTTGTTGATGATTCTCTAGAGACAAAGATGTTGATCAAAAAGGTGGGTAAGCATATGTACCAGAGGATTTGTGCAACGGAGGTCTTAGACCCAGCTGTTGGGGTCTTTCAGCCATCTGACAGGGATAAGTCTGGTGCAATTATGTCTGACTTGCATGGGGTAATAAAGAGGATCAATGGAGTCAAAGGAGATAAGGAAAGCAGTTCTCCAACTGCTCAGCGTCAAAGTGCCTGGGCTATCCGCTGAACCAAAAACACCAGAGGAACTCGTAGTAAGTAGTAACATACTTAGTAATATTTTTGGTCAAATAGCTATTGTAGGTACTAGTTCAGCCATCGAGTCTTTTCCGGAGGAGTTGCCACTCTACGATCTGGCTACTGGTCGCTTGGATGATACCAAAACAGCAGGTGCGAACCTCAAGTTGGGAGAAATTATCTTTGCACTAGCAAGTATGGTCAAGATGGCAACTCAACCCCCCATGGCAGGTCTCACTCTTCGACAGGTGTGTACACCATTTGCTGCAGAGGCATACATATTCTTAAAAACAGCAGCAGCATCTAAGGTGTACACAAATCTGGCAAGGAAGATGACCAGGATTGGGAATAAGGAGCCACAAGTTGTTTTTGACTTCGCTAAAGGTCTCGCCATTGGTAAACTTACTCGATCTGAGGCAAGTTGCATCCAAGTGATGCATCAACGCCTCTTTCGTACTGAGGGTGCCAAGAGCGTATTTGATGCGCAGTCGCAAGTGGGGGAAAACTCGGTGGAGGTCTAGGTCTACGATACTTAGGTAATATTGAGTGTATGTCTGGTCTTTTAAATAGTCGTTTTCTAGGTGAGTCTAGGTCTGCAGCTAAACGTCGCGCCAAGAGATATGGTAGATGCTTTTGCTGTGGTAGGTTGGATTGTAATAATAATAGTCGTACTACGATCTCTCAGGATCAGGTGAAGTTAGCTATACGTACCCCAGCGACTAGGTTTCTAACCGAAAATGGGGGTCAATACGTAAATGCTGCTATCCAACTGGCTCTTGATGAGGCAGAGTATAGACTAGGTGTAACTGAATACGCACAGTTGTTTAAGTATAATAAAGCTCCAATGGGTATGCGTAGCCCAGAGGAAACTCCTGAATTTTACACATTCAGTGAGCCCGATTTCGATGCAGGGTAGGCATGTTCGTTGATTGACCGTACTAATAGTCAATTATGTGAGGTATACTTAGCCCCCTCACATTTGCGTTAGGGCGAAATAAGCAAGAGCTCACAGAGATCGGA